CATCCGTCCCCGGAAAGACATATGTATTGTCAGAATTACCGACTGTAGGAGCACTGGTGGAAGGTCCAATCAAACTCACCAAAATCCATGAAATATTAATAGGAGATATCCCATATTGTCTGTATCGATATTTGAAACCACCACGATATCCCAAGTACGCCTGTTTCAAGTAGGCATACCAATTCACAGCTCCAGAAGCTGCATCTGTTGTAGGCGTGGGCTGTGACACAGGCCCTATATTGTAAGTGTTCAAATAAGCAGTTGAACCATTTACCAACGTATACGTTAGCTTCTGACATGTAACATAACGTTTCAGGAAACTGCGAAAAGATTGAGGTTTCTCACCAAATGATCTAACGCTGCTTCGTCCGTCATTCTTGACTTCCTGATTCAAATCAAAGCACGTTACATCTGATGATTCATACCCCGACTCCGCCATCAAACGACGTGTAGGTAAATTGGTCTCAGTAATCCTATTAAACTCAACACCATCTCCTGAAACATAAATATTAACAGAGACGGAAGATGAATCTGGACTTTGAAGAGCATTCAAAGCATAAAAGCTAATAAAACCATTTAAAAATTCCTGATATCCACTGGTAATATTTGAATTTACACAATTGCCCTGATTTTTGGAAAAAACTCTACACCACTCTCTCACAAATGCCATGTCCACACAAAACTCAAAATCTTGTGTCTCTTGCAAATCGACAACACACATGTACTGTTTGTTCAATTGAACTTGACTTGTGAGGAGTGCCCATTGAGAGATATTTGGCTCAAATACAACCGCCATTTTTCCACGATGAAAATCCGTCGCAACAATTTCTACTCGATACTTTATCCGCCCTCTCCAAAACGCATGAGGTCTAGCGACCATTGCTAAAGGAGCGGGTTGCATATAACTACGGGTAGCGGAAACATAATATGGGACTGTATTTGCAGGGTTTACACCAATAGAGTACAAAGGTCCTGATGCAGGTGTAGCTGAAGGGCTCCATGAAAATGTCACAAAAAGTCCTTCCCTCCGTTGGATCCACTCATATGACATCTCATCCTCCAATGACGAATCTGTCACATTCATTGCAACCCCCTGTAAGGGGTCAAGCGTTATCCTCTTCAGGGTTTCCATGCCAGTTGTATTGGCTCCATTACGAAAGGGTTCATTCTTCATCAACGCAGGATTGTCAACAGACACTGGTTTTGAAAAACCAAGAGCTGCTGATGCATCCCTCAGTCCAATCAGAGCTTTCCCTGCTGCATCTGCATACGGTCTCAATATGGGAATTGTCTTTCCCATTAACGCATACTTGGATGCCTCATTGAGAGTTCCTGACAAAGGGCCCTGAAACACTTCGTCTCCTGACTCAGCTGTGAGTGTCACAACAGTTGCGGTTGGTGTTCCCAATTTCACGTCTTCCATCCAAGCGTAAACATAAAGATAAACGTTGGTGGGAGTGCCGGAGGAGCACGATCCAATCTGGTTCTGGGTACTAATATACAACGAACCCATATCACTGAGATCAAAATATGAACCTCCGATTGAAGCAGAAGAATTGGTAAACAATCTTGCCATCGGTGCTGGACTGAAAAAAGGCAAATTCATCTCAACCGGTGTGTTCACCTTGGGGTCTAATGTGAATGAGTCTTTCTGCTGGGACAAATATTGAAGTTTTCCAGTACGATACAAAGAATTTCCCAAGTATCGTTGCAATATGGTATTATATGCAGAAAAGGGAACATATGAAACACGCAGTTTCCCTTTATGGAACGGCGTTCCTGCCAAAGCAAGACGCACTTTCATATTAGCATGAATAAATCCAAAATTCTTCAGTTTGGCCCGAACACTTTGAGAAGCTGTAAATAAATCCCACGGATTTAACACAATATCCACATCCGTATTCAAAGCTATTGCTGCAGAATAAATTTGGAGCGGTCTACTCAGAAATTCACCCAAGGACACGTCCGCTGCTGACATAATACTATGAAGTGGATGTTCAGAACTCATCTGAACCGGATCATTTCCACCAACATCTTGCATTGTTTCATGTGTAACAACAGTCCCAGGTTCAATCATACCTGTTTTCATTTCAATTTCTTGTCCTGATTCGGGGATGAGTAATCTTTTCCTCTCCAGAATCTTATCAATGAGATTTATAGTCTCAAAGATATCATCGACCCTTTGTTTTTGAGAAGGAGTAGGATCAACCTCACCACTCAATTCTTTCAGCTCTTCTTGCATAGCTGCCTTCAAATTTTCAAGATCTAAAGTGTTTGCGGATAACAAAATCTTCCACCAAGCGGATATATCCAAACCACGCAAGGCTCGTCCTTTGTCAATGAAATGACGTGAAATTTGTGACGCAATTTCTTCCGTACTGTTGTATCGGACTCGAAAGAAAGGATCATCACAAATTGGAAAATCTTCCTCGCTGATTTCCATTACATGCGACATTGTATCAAAACTTTTCAAAAGTTTCTCATATTTGGGCAATTCATCATAATAACATTGCAAGCTAGGACCATATTCTTTCATAAGAATATCAATCAAATAAGCTCGCATATGGTCAAATTGTTGTCGATCTGAATGAAACCAAAGTTCATAAAGAACGGATGTTGTCATCGCAAGAACCTGATCAGATTCTGAAACACAATCAGATTCCATTCTCCAAGATAAAGTTTTCAAAATAGAATCCATATGGAGCGGAGCAACATATCGACCTAACTCTTCGTCCCAAACAAAATTTCGCTTCAAATATTGGAACTTGGACAATGTGGTGAACTTGTCAACAACATTTCCTTTCAAAGGATCTGTATAGTCCATCTTGAAATGGTCTTTACAAAATTGGGCATAATAAACGTCATTGAAAATATCCCGCACATCCGGGTGGACTCCTGCACTCAGATCATCTCCATACGTTAATGGATTAACATATTGGAAAAAATCCATATTGCACAAATCTGGGTGCGAATACCAGGCATACAACATAAGAAAGATATTCTTCATGGAATTATCTTCCGCTGTGGCATACTTACCCGAAGGTTGTAATCCAGGAATGACAAACAAGTCTTTTAACATGCAAACAACAGGGAAAAGTCCATCATTAAGTATTCCTTTTACATATCGCAGTGCCACATCGGAGTATCCACACTCTTGCAAAATCTCATAAATTAATGTCGAACTCGCCCACGATATATCGAAAGGTATCCGTTGGTCAAAAGCACTATAATCTCCAGCCATAATGGAATCAGGGAATTTCAAAAAGTCAACAATTCTCTGAGGCTCTCTGTGCATGTCAATTCCAATCGCTGTGCAGAAGGGCTCCCAAAATTCAATCATAAGACTGTAAAATGGTGCCAAAAACATACGTGATACGATCAAACTTGCGAATGAAGACGCGAAAAACACTCTAGTCTTTCCCAACCGCACTTTCTCAAGCAACCTTGGCTCATCCTTCAACTGTGCATTATAGACAAAACCAGAATTCTGATCAGCATCATAACAATTCAAGATGCGAACAATTTCTCTTTTCAGCTCATCGTTTGGTTCATACTTAAAATCTTCCAAAACGTTGACATGAGACATTTTCTTCCCATTGAATCCAAAACCTGCGGCCTTTCTCATATCCATTCTACGAATAAAACAGTCATGGGCGGCTCCATTCAAAGCGGTCCAAATGTTCAAAGGACGAATTTCTTCAAGATTCAACTTCTCTCGAAGCGCTGACAAGATTCTTTTCTTGTACACATCAATGCACTTCCTCAAGACGGTTTTATCAAGAGCTGCTTTCTCCAAAGACACCTTATTCAAAAAGTGTCCATATGGATCTACCCATGTGCCACCAATGTTCCTTGCTTTCATAACGGGTTTTCCAAACACATCTGTCGGAATGTGATTGTAAACTTCATGAAACTTATCCCACAATCGATACTCGGGTTTGCTAAAAACATTCTCAACTAAATTGGAACGTCCACGTGCAAAAACATCTCCTGGAAGTTTACCCAAATATGTCATGTTTTGTAATTTGAGATAACGAGTGGGTGATTTGCTAGACGGCAATTCAAGTCCTGATTCCTCAATGAGTTCTCCTTTGTTCAATTGTGCCAAAACATTATCAACAAATTTGTTCTCATTCATCAACGGTAACAGTTGTACACCTTTCTCAATGTGTTCCTTTATAACATCATAATCAAATTGAACGCCATAACATTCACTAGAATCCGCATACGCAGCAGCATGAAATGCCAAAACGAAAGATTTCCGACCAACTTGACCCACAAGGAGTGTTCCACACATGCCTTTACAATGCTCAGCATAGAAGTATTTCCACGTATTGGGTAAAACTATATCACCTTGGCGCAAACCTTTCAATTCTTGTGAACCTCCAGGAACAGCCATCACTTGAGCTCCAT